CCCACCATTATATTCTTTTGAGTTGGGATATGATGCTGGAAATAGTGTGGGTGCATGTAGTAACCCTACTAATACATTTTATAGTACTTGTACGAATTTAACAACTGGATGTGTGTTAAAGTTAGCGGGTGGAGTATTAAATGCTCCTAATGGGTATTATTCAAATGGAACTACTGTTTATTATGTTGAAGGTAATGGAACTATTAATACGGTATCGGCATGTGCGGCACCACCGCCACCGCCGCCACCGCCGCCTCCGCCACCACCGGCTTATACTTCAATATATTTGGGTTATGATAATACCACTCATCAGAACTCTTGTAATGCACCACAATCGCAGTATTATATAAATGCTGCTAATTGGATGGATGCTACGCAATTATATTCGGATAATTCCGGAACAATTGCTAGTACAGGATACTATTCAGATGGTGTAAATGCCAGACAATGGACGGCCTCTAGATTTGGAGGAGGTTCGTTTGGTTCAACTGAATTATGTAATCCATTTTAAAAATAAATGATGTTTATATCAATAAATGAAAATTGGTTATCTGAAATAAATTTTGAAAAATATAAAAATTTTTCAAATACCACCAAACTTTGGGGTGAAAGAACGCATTCCAATGTTTGGTCTGGTAGAGTAATTTACAATAACCAATTTGAAAATTTAGAAAACGAAAACAAACAATTATTAGATTCTATTCGGAATAAAATTATCTTAGATTATAATTTATCTGAACAAATTTTTCCAGATTATTTAGGATTGGTTAAATGGGAAATTGGAGATTTTCAGCATCCACATGCAGATGGAGAAGAAGTTGGTAGACCTCATATATATAATTGGAGGCATTTTGGATGTGTGTATTATTTAAATGATGATTATGAAGGAGGTGAGATATACTTTCCAAACCAAAATATTGAAATTAAACCAAAATTAAATACATTAGTATTTTTTCCTGGTACTTTGGAATTTCTTCATGGTGTAAACCCAATTATAAATGGTATAAGATATACCTTAACATCTTTTTGGACATTTGATAAAACGCATTCAATGAATTATGAATAAGCATGCAATGTATATGGTATTGTGTATAGATAGAAGAAGTATGAAATATTATTCTATGCTATATTATGCACTTGAAACTTGGTCAAAATATTATAAAGGAGATTATGATGTTTTTATAAGCGTATCTTCACCTGATTTTGATTTTTGGAATAATACTTATTTTGATTTAAATATTATAAAAGATTTTCCAAATGTAACTTTTTATAAAAGTGATTTTGATAAGACAAAATATAGTGTCTATCTTCAAAAATGGTATGATATGGATAAAGTATTTTTGAAAGGATATACATCTATTTTTAACTTTGATGTAGATAGTATTTTTTATGGAGATATACGATACTTTTTTGATAAGTACAATGAGGATTACATATATTCTCTGCATGAAGGATATAATGAACATTTTTTTAAAGTGTTAGGTGAAAATGGGATACCATCTGGACAGCTTATTATACCAAATACCTCATTTAAAAAAATAGATAATTTATTTGAAAAAATATTAGATAAAACATTTGAATTAAATCAAATTGCAAAAGAAAAATTAGATGAAGATAATTATAATTGGTTCAAAGGATTATCAGAACAATATGCTGCTCAAAAAGTATTCAAAGAAAATGGTGTAAAATATTCTACTCTTTCATCACATGATGTTGGTATGGGAATAGAAGATTTTGAGATTAATTGTATAGAAGGTAAAGTATCTTATGAATTGAAAAATAAAAAAACGGTGACAGGATATATGTCTCCTAATCATTATTTATTTATACCTGATGAATATTTAGGGGAATATGATAAATTTAGAAAAAATAAATATTGTTACATATGATAAAAGTTCCAGAAAATAAATTAATCACAATATGCGAATCATCTGAATTTGAAAATTCAAATGATTTAATTATTTTTCCATTAAAAGGAAAGAACAAACGAGACTGGTTTATAAATCATGCATATTTTTGTTTACCTTTGGTAATTGGAAATCAAATGGGGTTTGGTATAAAATCTTTAAAAACTTTTTCGGTAGAATGGGATGGTGGTGATTCTCCGTCCAATACGAAAGTTGAGATTTTAGATGATGGCGATAACCCGATGTATCAGCATATAAATTCCCACTTTGGAATGGGAACCGTTACAATTCAAAATCGATTTACATTCAGAACACCTTCCGATATTAATCTTATGACAATTAATCCTCCTAATTATTGGATAGATGGTATTCAACATATGACCGGTGTTATTGAAACCGATAATCTTCGTAGAGATTTTACATTTAATTTAAAAATTACGAGAAAAAATCATAAAATTATAATTAATAAAGGAGAGTTAGTTGGATGTGTGATTCCTACTCCTAGATATTTTATAGATTCATTTTCATTAGAGAGAGGTGAAGATATTTTTACCAAAGAGCAAATAGATGAAGAACGATTAGCGATGAAAGACTTTGGTATAGAAAGAGTCACTAAAGATATAAGTAAACCGCATGGAAGTGGTAGACGTTATTTTAATGGAGAAGATGTATATGGATGTCCATTTTCAAATCATCAAAAAAAGATATAATATTTTTATATTATGATAATAATGGTTACGACCTCTGCCGGAAATCAAATAATTGGTGGAGGGGATATATGGGTTAATAATTTTATTAGAGAAGTAATCCCTACTCTTAATGAAGAAGTGCATCTCATAATTGATAATAAAAGAAGTGCTAACCATCTTGAATCATCTATTCCTATACCACATACATTTCGTTTAGAGAATCCAAAAGGGACGGAAGATTTATTAGATAAGTGTGATAGAATAATTTTTCTTCATCCACCATATTCACATAGAGAGTATCTTATGGAGTATCAACATAAATGGGATACCGTTTTTATTCAGGCATATGCAAAAGATATAACTGAAAGTGGAACTGATTTTAAAATATATCCAACCAAAATAGAATTGAGTTGGCAAAACCTTCTGCTAAGAAAATGTAAAAAAAGAGTTTGGATAGGATTAAATCATTCACCTCTTTTGGATGATTTTGATTGTGAGGTTATACCAAATTATTACACATTTACCGAAGAGAGACCATTAGTAGAAGAATGTTCGGAAACAATAGGATATGCAGCCCGTTTTGAATCCCGTAAAAATCCACATTGGCTATCAAACCATTCGGCAAAAGTTCTTACTCACAAATACGACTATTACAATATATCAGAAATGTATAATTTTAAAAGATGTAAGTTTTATGAGTTTGATATGGGCATCCATCGTAATTGGTTCATAGATAAAAGTTGGCAAATTTTCCATTCGGCCTATAAAAACGAACCATTTGGGTATTCAGTATTTGATGCCGTTAATTATGGTAAATTGCCTATATTACATAAGGAATGGGGAGTAGAGTGTGATTATGAATATAGGGTTGAAACGAAAGAGGATTTTGATGATTTAGTCAATGAGTTGATACACACATCCTATGAAAAAAAGGTAAAAGAATGTAACAAATTAAAACAATATATGTTACAATTTTCGGATAAAAATAAATGGATAAAAAGAGTTGGAAATCTCATAAATAATTCCTAATTTTATAGATTAAGATAATTATATTTAATAGATGTTACAAGACCTTAACTACATAAAAAAGTATCTCACCAACAATTTAGAATTTGATTTTAGAGGTGAAGAGGAAATCAATCCTGTTCCCTACCGTTGGTCTCATGGAGCTACTGATACACATTTAGGTGATGGACTAATTATCTACTCTCTAATCCAATATATGAGGGCCAGAGTGTGTGTTTGTTTGGGTAGCGGTGGTGGATTTATTCCTCGTATAATGACACAGGCTCGATACGATTTACACAAACAAAACATCTTTGAAGGAAATGCTGATTTTAACTATGGTGATATAGGTTCAACTTATGTTGTAGATGCTATGAATGGTATTGGTGGGGTTGTGGATTGGTTTGCGGAAGAATCATTTTTTAGAAGAACATTTCACCCTCGTATTATAAACTCAACTACCGAGGAGGCATTCTATGATTTCTTCGTATTGCAAGATATAAAAATAGATTATTTACATATTGATGCAGGTCATTCGTATGAAAATGTAAAAGAAGATTTTGAATTATATTCTCAGATAATGAGTGAGAATGGTATTATTTCAATGCATGATACTGACCCGAAATATCATGATAAGTTTATTGTAACACAAGAAGTGAAAGATAGAGGAGATCACGATGATTGGAGTGGGCCTATAAAATTAGCAAAAGAAATTGATGGTAATAAATGGGAAGTATTTAATCTTTTTAATCATGGTATTGTGAAAAATAAACCATCATCAACAGGTCTTACTTTAATAAGAAGGAAATGAAAATTTTAGTTACGGGAGGATGTGGATTTATTGGATATGCACTTTCCGAACAATTGATTACAATATGCAAAAAGAAATGGGTGTAAAGTAGTATTTGCAAGTTCATCATCGGTTCATCATTCTATATCACCTTATTCCACATCAAAAAAAATGGGTGAAGAGTTATGCCGTTTTTATAGAAATGGATTGGGTGTTGATGTAACAATAGTGAGATTATATAATGTATATGGGCCAGGTGAATTAATTGAATCACATATGGCGGCATTAATTGGAAAATGGAGAAATCAGATAAACAATAATTTACCTATTACCTATCATAATTTAGGAACTCAATTAAAACCATTTACATATATCGATGATGTTGTTGATGGTTTAGTAAGATTAATAAAAACAAAAGAAATTAATTTAGGTGGTTGGGAAATGGGTAATGATGTTTCATATAGTGTGCATAATGTTTATGAAATGTTTAAAAATAGGTTTCCCAGTTTACAAATTGAAAAAAAAATAGGTGGGTTAGGGCAATACTCAATGAGTAGGAGAAAAGATGATGAAGTTAGAAGATTGGGTTGGTTTCCAAAAGATAGATTGAAGAAATATATAGATAATTTATGAAACCAAAATTAGTTACTGTCACTGGGTATAGAACAAATACTTTGAGGCAAATGTTATCACATTACAAAAAAAATGTGAGTGAAATTCATTTGGTAAATTATTACTCTACTGATAGGGATAATAAAAAATCATTCGAAGAAGCAAGAGATATAGCCGAAGAATTTGGATGTGTATATCATGAAAGAAAAGAGAAGGTATTTAACTGGGAAGCAGTAACATCTTTTTACAATGAAATTAAATCCTTATATCCTAATGATTGGTGGATAGTTTCAGATGATGATGAGTTACAATTGTACTGGGATGATATAGGTTCTATAATTGAAGAGTGTGAAACTAATGGTTGGGAATTTGTAACAGGAGGTTTTATAGATAAGATTGGTGAGAATGGTAGTTTCCCTTTGGTGACAAAAGATACTGATTTATGGGAAGCATTTCCGATTAGTTCTTTTTTTAGATACCCTTTAAGTGGAGCCTGTCCAAATAAGGTTACTCTTATGAAGGGTAGGATAAAGGTAACTGCGGGGCAACATTATGCAGAAATAAATGGACAAACAACTTGGAGGTGGCAGGGATGGAATCACCCCCTTCGTTATCCAATTGAAAAGGGTTTTACACAAGTTCATCATTTTAAATGGGATAGTACTTGTGCAGAAAGGTTAAGAGCTGTTGCAAATGTAGGAACTGATTACGCTTTTTCAGAAGAATACCGAAAAATGTATAGGGCTTTGGCAAAAAATAAACTCTCAATAAATTTAGAAGATTTTTCTGAATGGACTTGGAAATCTGAAAAATCCTTTGTATCTTTCGGTAATTGGAATAAACTAACCAAACAAATAGTTTTAATATAATGACAGGTGCTAAAATAGCAATAATAGTTCCGTATAGAGATAGAAGGGAGCAGTTAGATACCTTCGTTCCACATATGACTGAATTCTTTAAGAATAAGGATGTGGATTACGAAATCTTTATTATAGAACAATCAGATGATAAACCATTTAATTATGGTAAGTTATGTAATATCGGATTCTCTCTATTCAAAGAAGGATTCGATTATTTCTGCTTTCATGATATAGATATGCTGCCGGTAAGTGATGATTGTGATTACAATTACATTCACATTGGAGGTTATCCCGTCCATATGGCAACGAAGGTATCGGCACATACATTTAAGCTCCCATATTTGGAATATTTCGGTGGAGTGGTAATGTTCTCCAAAGAAGATTTTGAAGCCGTTAATGGGTATTCAAATGAGTATTATGGATGGGGGTTTGTGGATTTAGATTTATTACATAGATGTAGAATGAATGATATAGAGTTAGATGAAGAAATTGTTTTTCCTCGCATAGACTCGTATTACGAATTTGAAAAAATTAAAATCACCGATAAGAAGTATTCGGAAAATGTTAAGTATATTGATTTTAAAGATAATGATTTATACCTAAAAATATTTCCAAATAATCAGATAAAAGATTTAACGAAAGATAGTTTTAGCGTATCACTTTGGTTTAGTAAAGATGAAATTGCGAAAGATGAGGAGTATTTGGTAAGTTGGCCTGGTTATAACACCGGTATATCTTTACAAAACGATGGAACTATTAGGGTAAATGTTTATGATAATGATAGGCAGTATTGTTTCGCATACAAAAAATATGAATTAGGTGTATGGAATCATATTGCTATGGTTGTGGATTATAACAAAGAAGTAGTTGAGTTATATCTTAATAGTGTTAAAGTTCCATATACGGGCGACCAGCAACCGTATATAGTTACACCCCTAATTGATTATAGTTATCAACCAATTTATGTAGGTTGTGCAAGTTTAAATTCATCTCCATACAAAGGTAAATTATCAAATCTATTAATGTTTGATTATGTATTGGAACAAAGAGAGATTGATAACATTTATTTAGAAGGGTATAATGGTAAAAAACAAAATACTGATTTAGAGCCAGTTCTTAATATAAACTTTAATAAGATTTATCATGATTTTATATTAGATTCTTCTATTACGATGAATCACGTTAAAGTTCATTCAATAGATTTCACCGAATACTCTAAATTTATTAAAACCGATGTAATTCAAAAAACATCAAAACTTTCAGTTCCTTCTAGAATTATGGGTAAGTATCAATCCTTAATTCACGATGATGATGATAAGATAACTGAAAAGTTTTATAGTTGGGATCCAGATATAGTTCAAAACTCACAAATATATTTTGATGAAGTTTTGACTGGAAAAGTTGATACAAAAAAAATTGGATTAAATTATTTAAATTACAAAATCTTATCTGAAGAAGATATAAACGAAAAAACAAAATGGATAAAAGTAGTTCTATAATAAAACAGGTTATTAACAATGAACAAATTGTTGAAAGGGTAGAAAAGATTGCTGAAATATTAGAATCGTTTGAAAATAATAAAACGATTGATAATTTTTCATATATGATGCCTATTATATACTCTTCGTTAGAATTAATGAGAGGTTATTATGGTGGAACTCAATCACCTTTCCCAACAGGATTTTTCAAAAAAAGAACACAAAATAAATTAAAAAACAAATAAAATGGCTACATCAAAGAAACCCGAAACTTCAAACATCGACATTGAAGAAAGAGCAGTTAGAGCATTTGAAAAGATTGGAACATCGTTAGAAAACATTCAGGATTGGATGTATGAATTGGATACCAAAGGTTGGTCTGAAAGAATGGAATGGTATTTAAACGAATTCTATATGATTGCAAAAGCGAAAACGATTGGTAATACCGGAAGACCTGATAAATCAAACGAAAGACCTCAATAATAGTTTATGGCAGATCAAAAAACATTAGAAGAAAGACAAGTGAGAGCATTGGAAGACATTGCTTCTTCGCTTAGAGATTTGAATGATTGGATGTTTGAAATCGATAAATCAGCTTGGGGGACGAGAGTTGAATGGTATTTGCATGAATTTCATACTATCTTAAAAGCTAAAAATTTAGGAAGTGTATCTAGGCCAATGAGAGATACCGAAAGACCTAATAATGATGAAAGACCTTAATAAAAAAGAAATACAAAAAAAATTAGCGGTTATTGTTCCTTATAGAAATAGGGAATCACATCTTAATGTCTTTATTCCTTATTTAGAAGATTATTTAAACTCAAAGAAAATTCCTTTTGAGATTTTTGTAATTGAGCAAAAGGATAAGAAACCATTTAATAGAGGTAAATTATTAAACATCGGATATAAAGAAAGCGGAAACGAATTTGATTATTTTTGTTTTCATGATGTTGATATGTTACCCATTAGGGTTGATTATTCTTATTGTGATAGACCTACTCATTTAGCGGATAAAGTTGATGGAGAAGAAAGTTTTTACAACTATTTTGGCGGTGTAACGATTGTAAATAAATTAGATTTTAAAATTATAAATGGATACTCAAATGAATATTGGGGATGGGGATTTGAAGATGATGACCTGTTACAAAGATGTATTCAATGTAATTTGAGTTTAGATACTAGGCCATTTGGAATTCAAAACGATGAATATAACTTAAACTATTTTTATTTTAATGGTATAGATTCATTTATCAGTATTCCTTTTCAAAACTTTAAACCTATATTTGAAGATGAATTTTCAATTTCAATAAAGTTTAAACCAGATGATTTAGTTAATGACCTAAATAGAGAGTATGATGAATACACTATATTTTCTATACCGGGTTTTAACTTCTCTTTATCATTCAATAGTTTTAATAGATTTAAATTGGATATATGGGATAAAGATGAAAAATCAAAAAGTATAGTTTCAGACATTAGTCCGGATATG